TCTTCTTTTATTGTTGTTTTAGCAATAATTTTTTCATAATCATCATACTTTAACTCTTTTATGTTCTTTCTAGCAACAGGAAAAGTTTCATCTTTCAATTCGGGTATATTTATATATTCGCTATTAGTTATATTTGTAGGAAATATTATGTTATAGTGATTAATTCCATTATAACGTAACCATATACCGTTATAGCAAAAATTTCCCATAATTTTAATATCACTATTATAACCTAGATCTCCACCACGATCATTGAATATTACTACATTTATTTTAGTAATATCTTTAAACTTTCGTATAATTAATTCATCTCCGTAACCATCGTTTTTCATTTCAAGAAAATAAATCTTTTTAATTTCTTCTTTATCATTTACTGTATCTAATTCTGTGATATATTGTTTAATTGTATTATAATGTGTTTTATTACTTGGATCTAAATTGCTAAAGCTTGGATTTATGGATTTTATATAATTTATAACCTCCAAGTTCATAGGCGCTTCAATTATTGTGCCATACATTGCGCCAATATATAACTCATATAACTCTGCATCGGAATTATCGCCAGAAACATATTTCTCAATATGATCTACTATTATAGATCGAAATAATTTTACATGTTGTTTTACAAATTCTTTTACACCGACTTCATGAGCTTGATTAATTGGAATAGCTTTAAATTCCGTTATAGCTGGATGTGGATTTAAACGTATTAATCCAGTCAATAATGATGAAAATAAACAATTTCCGTCTCCAAGAATATCTAATACATGTATAATTTTAGGGATACATTCTTCTGGTTTTTTTTCTTCATGTATTAATGCGTTAGCTAAAACAAGAGTGGTTTCGAGACCAGCTTCGGGAGGAGCAGCTTCGGGACTAGCAGGTATTATTGCGGCTTCATTAACAGGTATTATTATGGTTTCTTCTTTGCCTCCTCCTTCCAGTGTTTTTTGCCTTTTTATATTTTTATTTTTATTTTTAAAAGTTATATTTTTCTTATAGTTATTTTTATTACTTATTTTAGTCATTTAATTTATATATAAATTACATTTTAAATTACAAAAAGTTTACATATTAGTATTTATTATGCTATAAATACTAATATTAACTCAGTTAAGCTTGCTAAAAAGAGAGATTAGGTTATGTTGTGTTATTTTATATAATATTATGTTATATTATGTTATATTATGTTATATTATGTTATATTATGTTATATAATATAAAAAGGATTTAAACATTATACTATTTGTAAATAATATACACACTAATTTTTTGTATTTATTATGTATAATCTTTTATTATTAGTGTTATCTTATAGATTGCCTCCATTAAATAATGTTTATAAAGGATCATTATATATTCCATTTATAGGTAATCAAAATATAGAATTTGAGAGATTGCAAGCAAATACTTCACAAGTTAGGTTACATGGACTAATAAATTGTAATGGTTATATTTATAATACTATTATGAATGATACTATTAATGATGTTCAGTATAATGATCGTCACGAGGACGACAATCAAATAAATATGACCTATGAGTTAGATAGTTTGCTTAAAAGTATTATTCGCAAGTATACATGTACAATACAGGCGCCATATTATAATGCATGTAATGATACAATTTTATTTGTGTTAAACATAAAAATACTTGGCTTAATTAAAACAATTAAATTGTATAATAGTTTAAGTTAAAAGTTTAAACTAAAAGAAAAAAAGCATTATAGAGTTATAGAATTATAGCATTATAATAACTATGAACTATTATGTGTGCAATTATTGGGGCAACATACCATAATTCGCCAAAAATGCTATTTAGTTTACTATCCAAATTAGCATTTAAAAATGGAATTGCAAGTAAGCTTGTTCCTAGTCCAATTATAAATTGTTTGTAGACTCTCAATTTCCTTTTATAAATATTAAAATAATGCATAGGAGTGTGAACAAATGTCAAATAACATTTACTTAGTGATGGACATTTTAGCCATGCATAGTGGAATAATGAGCTGCATGAATATTTATAAAGCTTGTTTTGTATTTTAAAGTCGTCAGCAATATGATAAATAGAAAATCCGATTAGTAGGATTGCTCGCTGAATGTAGGAACAATAATATATGCATAGTCCGCTTATAAAATTGCTTGCTAAGGTTGCATATGGGCTAACAATTAGACTGGTTGATCCATGGCCAAATGTCGGAATTAATAGCGGATATTTTATTAACATTACATATATTATAATATATATTATTATACATATTATAACATATTATAACATATATTAATGTATATATTATAACATATATTAATATATATTAATGTATATATTATAACATATATTAATATATATATTATAACATATAAAAAACAACTTAAAGACAAGCCCATAAACTATAGTTTACACAACATGTCGGCATTCTCCCCCAGAAATTTTTCCACAAGTTCGCCGGGCAATTCTCTAAAATCTACCAATTTTTTATTTAGCTCATATTTTTCATAAGCATTTTCCTTTTTAAGCGCTTCTAAAAATAATTCGTTATTTTCATAATACGCGTCACATGTCTTGGGGCCGCATTTCTTGAAAATTGGATTAATATTATCCGACTTATCTCCTAGCACTATTTTATAAAACAGATTTTTTTGTGGATCGCTAAACACTTTAGTGCCTTCTTTCAAAAACTTGTTTTGAAAATTTACTATTTCAGTATGCTCATCTAAAAGCTGCAAATAATCATGATCATTTGCTATAATATATATTTGCGCGTCTGGATACTTATTGCGAATGTAATTTTTTGTAAGTGCAATAATATCATCCGCTTCCAAATTAGGAAACTGCACTACGCTATTTACGCCTGCTTCATATAAAAGTTTATTAGCGTCTTGATAAACATGCTTGAAAAATGGAGCGCCACCAAATTCTTCGCCTTTGTCTCTTGTGCCTTTGTAATCCGAATATAATGTATTCCTCCAAATAGATGAGCGAGAACAATCACGTGCTGCAATTATTGTAGTGGGCTTTTTATGTATTTTTTGCTTCTTTTTAAAGCCGTCTAGAGAAGAGCTAAACGTTTTTATAAACTTTTCTACAAATTCCTCATTTTCGTATGGATTAGTTAAAGGTGTTTCTGGATTTGTGTGACCCCACCACTGTATAATTGCAAAATATCTATAAAATATCCAATAACTTGTATCCACTAATATAAATATTTTTTGTTCTTGCTTAACGTCTTTAATCATAATATATATAATTATAATGAACTTTTTATATTCTTAATTTTATGTTATCAATTTTTTTTATATTATAAGTATTTTATAAGTATTTTATAAGTATTTTATAAGTATTTTATAAGTATATTTATAAATTATTTAAAGTTATAATTATAAGTTTTATAGATGATTATATGACCACAAATATAGCATTTAAAAATAACATACTTATAGTGTGTAACATTATTAATGTTATATATCATGTGCCTCAAATTATAAAAACTTATAAAACAAAATCGGTAAAAGATTTTGATCCTTATTATTTGTTCTTAGGTAATCTTCATAGTTTATGCTGGGTAATGTATAGTATTTCAGATAATAATTATTTAATGTTGTTTAATAGTTGTATTACTGTGTTTTCTATTTCTTTTGTTAGCTATTATAAAATTACTTCTTATATTAGTGACTATTATAGCAAAAAGAATTTAAGTATTTCTATTAATATTGAAAATAGTGATACTAATAACAATAAAATTATTATTGTTAATAATGGCGAATAATTTATTTTTATAAACTTATAAGTTTATAAAATAATGTTTTATAAACGTAAAACACTATTTTACTATATTTATTCTTCTTTTATGTAACTACTATTACATAGTTTTTTAATTATTTTTTCCTCATTGTGTTCCTTGGTGTTTGCTATTGCAACTAATGTATGAGTATAATAGTTTTGTTTATATTCATTGTTTTGAAAATCTGGATTTTCTTTTGTCCATTTACTTAATGCGCAAAATTGCTTTGTTGATACATCTTTAATGGCCTTCCTGATTTTTTCTTTATTAATATCCTTTTCCCAATTGTCATCGTCCTTAATATATAGCGATTCGCGTTTTAAATCTGTGCAATGTATCGGTCGCTGATATAATCCCAATTTACTCATGTTCTCAATTATTACATTACTTAATCCATTTACTAAACCGTTTTGCTTCGTATAATCTAGTTGCTGTAAACTAACTTGTATTGACTTTATAAAATCACTCATGTTTATTGCATCTTTACATCGTTCATTAAGAAAAACTTGAATGTTAAATTTATTGTTATTGTTGTTATTTGTTATAAAATTGTTGTTTCCTAATTTCGGCAACATTTCACTTATTTGATTTTGTTGCTTCATCATGTGATCTTGTTGCTTGATAATAATCTCTCTCATGTCCTTATTGTCATTTAGCAATTTAATGATTAAGTCATTTGTTAAGTCATTTGCTAGCGTTAACTCATTATTTGAATTATCCATTAACTTTGCATTTTGCAAAAAAGTGCATTTTTTTTTATGAGCATAAAGCCCTTGTCTGCTTTTATACTTTTTTCCACAATTACAAATAATTTCTGCTAAAAGTTCGGATTTTTTCACACTAGCTGTCAACAAAATGTCAACGTTTGTATTATTTTTATGTTTTGCTGTGACAACATGTTTATTGTAATCTTTTTTGTCACTCGTAGCATAGTTACAATTTATACATACAAATTCATTGCGGATTTTTGCGGATTTTTTTGTCAACATTTGTCAATAATAAAATAATAACTATATATTTAATATATATTTTATATAATTTTTCCGGATTTTTCCGGATTTTTTGTAAACAAATGTCAATAAATGTCAACAAAAAGTTGTATTGCGCTCTTTTTTGGGGATTTTGCCACTTTTTTCGGTTTTTGCAAATAAAAAACGTGACGCTAATGTATTGCAAAAAAAATGCGGATTTTTGCGGATTTTTCCGGATTTTTTATGTAAACAAATGTAAACAAAATTTTTTTCAAACATTGTGAAAAAGTGCTGAAAAATTTTATGGTAAGGAGTTTTTTCATGTAAAATGTTCGTGGTCTAAACCTTTATCGTGTGGTTTTATTTAAAAATTGAAAAAATCACTTTTTTTCTATAAAGGGTTGGCCTACTCAAAAATGGACATTTATAAATGTCCATTTTCCAAAAAAATCCTGAAAATATTTTTCAAAAAAAAACACACAATAATTTGTTTAAAAAGATTAAGACCATATATCATAAGGTTTTGAAAAAAGGGGATTTTTGCCTTTTTAAACATGTTTGCCCTTAGCCCCCCATAACATTAAATGTTTATTAATTCATTAAATAAACATAACTCTTTTATTACTTTTGTTAAACTATCATTTGGCTTACTTGATAATAGCTTTACAAAGTTATGTGTTGTATGTATGCTTAATATAATTTTATTGAATTCTTGTGTAAAATTCATATTATATTTGTAAATAAGTGATGCCAATTTATTTATTAATGCGCGCTTTGATAATTCATGATTACTATATAATTCTAGGCATACTATTATTTCATCATAAAAGGTTTGCTTTTTAACGCAGCTGAAAAGGTTGAGCATGTACTTTTCCTCTATAAAATTATTAATTACATATTCTAGGTCACTATAGTCGTGGTTATAAAATATGTTGTTGAAAAAAATATAATATGCATTTTGACTTTCCTTATTAGGAAATGTGCAAATACCAAAATCAATAAGTCCTAACATATATTTTGGATATTGATTATATGCTGGATCATTTGTTGGATCATTAATATAAAAGAAAACGTTACCACAATGCATGTCACAGTGAATGGTTGAATGATACAACATTCCCAATATATTAAACTTGTTTATTAAATAAGCAAATTCTTCTTTTATTGTGTTATCCGCATTTTCAATGTCTTTAAATGTTAGTCCTTTTATATTTTCCATTACCATTAATTCGTGGTATTTTTCTGTAATCTCTCTATACACTTTTGGAAACCTGTATTCTTTGTTATTTTTATACTTTTTTGTGAAGATTTCTAATGAATTAACCTCTTTAATAAAGTCCATTTGATTAAATAAGATTTCTTTATTATCTAAAAGTATGTTGGACAATTTGAGAGATTTAATATATGGAATATAATTGCATATATAAGATATGTAGAGCAATTCATCAAATACATTAGTAAACTTATATACAATATTTTTTTTCAGCATTTTAATAATTACTTTATTGTTGACATAATCATGTCCATCAAAAACTAAACCTATTATTCCGCAATTTATAGGAATAACATTATTAAGCTTTATTGAATAAGTTTGTTCTAATTTATCGAGTAAATCATAGTTAATATCGTTAATATTATACGGAACATTATCAGTATATTTTAGTAAAAATTCTTGCTCTTCAGAATATAATAGATCCTTATTTAAACATAAAGCTTGAAATATTTTAACATACACAATATTTTCATATTCCAATCTTTTAGCTATGTTTTTTATTAATATTAGCCTATTATATGGTTTATTATACACATTATTTACTAACTTTATTACATTATATTTTAAAAATTCGTAAACTATTATAGTAAATAGTTTTGCAATTCTTATGATTATACTTAATGTATGAATAAATATCATAGCTAATAATTTAATAGTATATTAAAGTATTAAGTATTTATTATATATAAATACTTAATATTTTGATAATATTTTGATAATATTTTGATTATATTTGATAATATTTTCATAATATTTTGATAATATTTTGATAATATTTTGATTATTTTTTTATGAATTCAAATTATTAATAAATGATTTAACATTATAAAACATTTTTTTAAACATTAGTCCAATAAGATTATTCATATAAATAGGTAAATCGTCTGCTATTGAAATTTGAAAATCTATTGAAAATTTTACATGAATAAATATATCATGATTGTCATCCTCATTTATAGTTGATGGTAATACTATTTCATGTACTACAGAAATAACTGTTTTACCAAAGTTGAATGTCAGTGGTTCATATTTATTATTATCTAATTTTATAATGCTTAAATAGTTGTCTATTAAATCTTTATGTTCATAAATTAAATCCTTATTGTAATAAGTAACACTATTATTTAACTTATTCAAGTATTTAGTAGATCTAAACAAAATATATTTTTGCTTAATACCGACTTCTTTTGCGATTTGTTTTAATAGTATACATATATCTGTTTCCCGTTCATTTAATACATTTAAAATATGGATTTTTTCAATTAAATCAACATTTACCTTTTCAAGTAATTCATATAACTGTGTAGTTAAAAGCAAGTCACTATTCACTTTACTTGTATTTAAATTGTTAAACTCAAATTGCAAATTATATGTCTTATTATTTGTTAAAGGCATTTTTATTTCATTTAATAGCATATTTCCTTTATTACAAACTAGCTTCGGGTAATACTGATTTTCTTCGCAATGTTTCATAATGTATTGGTTATTATATTATATTTAAATTATTTAAAAATAAAATAATATGGCGGTCTATTAAAAGTATATAATAAAAGGATTTAAAGTTATTAAAATAATATATTAAATTATAAGACTATGGTGTTAATGTACACTATTGCTGTTACTAAAGATAACACAACAATTTATATGAAGGTGCCTTATGATTGTTTGTCATATAAGCAAAAAATGCATAATGGAATTGTTAAATTAAATATTAAAAAGCCTAGTGGCAGCATTATTGTGACTACCAACGAGTTAAAGAATAAAGAATAAAGAATAGAGAATAGAGAGATTGATTAATATTTAATGTTTATATTTAATGTTTATATTTTAAATTGTTCAACTAAATCAACTAAAGATCTATTTTTTGGAATTAATGGTTCAGCTTTTGCTTTTTCTGCCTTAGCTTTTTCTGCTTTAGCTTTTATAGCCCTTAATTTATGTATTAACCAATTATGTGGATTATCCATTCTTGGATCAATTTGTAAAGTTTGTTGAATAACTTGCGACCTACAATGATTAGAGCAACACAAACAATCAAAACCGAAATATAATGTTGCATGTTCTGATATAGTTTTATTGCAAAAATCACAAGTAAATATCATGCTTTTATAAAGCTATTTATTCTTTAAAATAGCTTTATAAAATTATTTTATAAATGTTTAAAAAAATGTTTAAAACATGTTTAAAATCTTTCATTAACAATCTCTCTAGTCTATATATCTAAACTTACAATATTTTTGTCACTCTTTTGCTTACGTTTAGATTTGCTAGGGATCTTACCACCCATTAAATCTTTCAAATCATCGATACTGATTGTGCTTGCTTCGTTATTTTTCGTTTCGTTTACATCTATTTGCTTGGTCTTTAGTCCGCTCAATAATGACGCAATATTTTGGTTTGATTGAGGCACATTAGACGGCCCCTTCATTTCAGGGCGCTTTATGCGCTCTTCATCATATGGGTTGCCTTCATTGTTGCCCATGCTAAAACCCCGTGCTGCGTTAATATCGGGGCGATTTATTATATTCGGCATTCGCTGACTACGATCCGGTAATTTTGTTTCAATTGGTGCTGGCGGAGGACCTGAATTTACATTTGGAGGCATAGACGATCCAAATCCAGGGTTAGATCCATTTCCATTATTAAATAGTCCATTCATAAATCCGCCTAGACCCGGCTTTGACTGCCCCATAGTATTAACAGCTGCCTGAGTAAATTGCTTCATCAATTCAGGATTTTGGCGCATAATATCATCCATACCGGGCATAGAAGATTTGAATAACGTATTTGACATATGAACCATCATAGCCGAACCGCCTAACTGAAATAATAATTTTAACTCAGGCGACATTTTAGCCTTTGACTTATATTTTTCATGTAATTCAGCAAATATATCATCATATTCGTCAATATTTTCATTTATTTGCTCACCCCAACCCTCTAATTTAATATCAAAAGGATCAAATTTGGTATTTAAAAATTCTAAACCCGTAATACAAGCCATCATCATTTTTGCTTGAAATTTAATAGCATTAGATTTCTCCTTTTCTGCAATAATTGTTTCATATTCTCCAATCATTTCGTTTAAATTGGAGTCCATGTTGTAACGCTTGCTTAACGAAACACCCTTCTTTTCTAAATCGTCAAGCTTTCGCAAATATTTGAATTTTTCCTTTAATTCTTCTTCTTTTGTCAATTCGGGTTTTTGCTGTGTTTTATCCAAATTAACTGGAATATTATTAAATTTTCCGAAACCATCCCATGTTTTATTTTCATTCATATTTGCTGTTGATTTTCCAAGATTAATGTTCTCAGTATCATTGTTTTTTGTTACCGGTTTTACTTGTGCTCCATCGCTTTTGGAACTACCAAATAAATCGCCAAATATTGATTTTTTTTGTGCGCTTCCTGTGTCTTGTTTATATTTTATTTCTTTATTTGTGCTGTTGCTTTCAATAGTTTTGTTTGTATCATTAGCTAATGAATTTGAATTTGAATTTGAATTTGAATTTGTATTTGTAGTTTCAGAAAGCTCGTTTAATTCATTTTCCAAGTTTGTAATATCTTCAATATCAATAGAGGAAGAGAATTTTTTGTCGCCTTTATTTTTTTCATTCATTAATAATTCTATACCTCCTCCAAAATTAGCAGATTTTCTTGTTGAACTAATTTCCTCAAAACGACTGTCCTCGTCTGGATCGCTAATTTTAAATTCAGGCAATACAATATCTTCAATATTTAGAAAATCTGGCTCAATTTCAACAATATTCATATAATCTATTATGTATTAAATAGAAGATTAATTTTTAAATACTCCGCAATATATATTATATAATTTTTAATATATATTATATATTTTTTAATATATATTATATAATTTTTAATATATATTATATAATTTTTAATATATATTATATAATTTTTTAATATATATTATAGTTTTGTTAGTTTGTAAGACTATCTTGTTTATTATCTAAATAATATATTCCTTGAAGTAAACAATCGGCTAAATCATCTTTCTTTGAATGCTTAACAAAATAGGCAAGATCATGCATCATATTTTTATTTTCCAATAATTGTTTACTATATAATATACTTAGTTTCTTTCTCTCGTTATATGAAACCTTTTTCTCTTTTTCTGCAGTCTTGTCCTTGTCCTTATTTATAAATGCTTTTAATTTATTTGTTGCCGAAATAAATGCTATATTATGATTATTACAATCAATAAAGTATTGGGCTACCATACCTTGTATACACTTCATTCTATTTGCAATAGGGCTTATTTGATTTTCTATAATAATTTGGTCAATGCTAGCAAGGTCATAGTTATTAAATAGCTCATTTAGTTCATTTTTCAAACTAATCCCCAAATCAATGAGGTTTACATTGTTTGCATTTACATTTTCAATTGCCTCAAAACATGTGGATTTCAAATAGTCTTCCAAACTACTTATTAATCTTGCTTTATTAATAGGTTTTTCAAGTTTTAAATCGCATTTTTCAACTAGTGCAGAGAGATTTGTTACCGATTGTTTATGCAAAGTTTTTACATTACATAATGGTAAGCTATATTCAGTTTTTTTGGTGTGATTTTTACAATAAAAAGTATCATTTTTATGAAAACATGCTTGTTTTGTGCATGTATTTGATGAACAAGAAATAAACTTATTGCATAGATTTATCACGTCCCATTTAATAATTTTAAAGTCTTGTGATCCATTAACAATACTATTTTTATCTAAATTAGCATTAGCATTAGCATTAGCATTAGCATTAGCATTAGCATTAGTAACTTCTAATATAACATAAGCCAAATTTTTAATGCCAATATCAATACTTAAAACTTTCATATTAATAAATTAATTGTTATATTATTAATATAAATTAATTTGTGTTTAGTTTAAAATTAGTGTTACTTATAATTTATAGTTTATGCTTTATATTGTTTTATTATTATTATGTTATTATTTATTTCAACGTTGCTAAACATATAGAATATT